CAGATGTGGGAGCGGTTCCAGGCGTTGTCAGAGGAAGAGCGCGAGAGGTACAGGAAGGCGTGATGCAAGAGACAGCGATGGACCGATGCTGGGAGTACGCGGAAGAGTTCCTGCGGCGTCTCAGGGCGACGAAGGAGCGATATGGGACGGACAGGTTGGCAAAGATAAGCGGCTGCAAGGAAGCAGCCGCCCTGCGGAGGATCTCACTCGATCTGACGCGGGCATTGGCTGATCTGCGGCAAGGGAGGCCGTGAGATGAAGCGCGTCTGCTGCTCTGCCCTCTTCCGCGGCCTGATCGAGCACCGTGACGGGCTGGAGTGGACGCTGGTGTCAGAGGGAAACGAAGCAGGTTCGATAGCCGCTGGCTTGTTTTGCCGCCACGGGGCGGTTTGGGAGAAGAGGTTTCTCCAACTCTACAAGTGCCCCTACTGCGCGGTCGAAGATGTCATCCTGGCAGATGAGGTTGCTGCGATCGTCGAAGAGGATGCCAGTTCTGGGGGAGAGTGGGTGGGCTGGAGACAGACCATTGTAACGCATCCGGCGGAACACGCGAGAAGACACCTCTTGACGGCTTAGCCAAGATCTGCTAGACTGACTTCAGAGCGAATATGGAAGCTCTGGTGGGCGAACGCCCGCTGGGGCTTTTTGTTTTGCCGAGGAGGGTTGGCATGGCGAATGTCGGGATACTCGCAGTACACAACCACATTGAGAACGCGAACGTCTGGGATGCGTTCGGCCAGAATCCGGCGGTCGGCGGGACATTCGAGCATATCTGGGCGCAAGGTGGAGTCCACACGGAGATTGCCACTGCGGCAGGCTTGAAGGTGTCGAGTTCGAGCGCCAGTGACACATTCGATGTCACGATCACTGGATTGGACGCAGATTGGAACCTGCAAACTGTGACTCAAACGCTCGCTGGTCAAACGGAGACAGCCGTCGGGACAACTGAAACATGGATTCGCGTCTGGAAGATGCTAAACGCGAGCGCCGTCGCGGCGGTTGGGGATGTCTACTGCTACCTCGATGATACCGTTACGGCAGGTGTCCCACAGACGCAAGGCAAGATCCAACTCAAGATGCCGGTTGGATATGAACGATCGCTTGCGGCGCGGCTCAGTGTCCCTCTTGGCAAGACGGGATACATCATGCAGTGGGGCGGGTTCATTTCGGCGGCCGCGGCCTCAGAGATCAATCTGGTGTATCGCTCGTTCGGAGAGATAGCAGAGGCGCGGCGGGCGATAAATGTCTACTCCAATGGTGAGATGATCCAGTATGTGAAACCGCTCGTCTGCGCCGCCAAATCCGACATCTTCCTTCGGGCCAAAGGCAACGGCGCCATCAGCGGCGAGATCAACGGCTACTACCACAACGCATAAGGAGCGCCATGAAACGATCAGCGTTCGGAGATTGGCTCGCGAAGGTAGACTGGCTGAAGGTCTGGAAGATCGTCAAGAAGATCCTGAGCTACCTTCTCAAACTGCTGGGCAAGAGCAAGACATAGGGGTGGTTTGAAAATGAACGAGACGATTGTGGCTGTGTTCCACGGGCAGATCCAGCTTATGAAGGACATGCTGCAGCGCGGGGAGATGATCTACGGCGGGGATCGAGAGAACCCCGGCTACCGGCGCTTCAAGCAGGAAACGATGCGTGTCCACTATGAGGCGATCGACGCCTTCTGGGGACTACTGCGGAAGGCAGAACTCGTGGAGAAGTGCGAATGCGAGGGGCAACCGCAAGCAGGGATGGCGAGACGATGGACGGAATGCAAGATGTGCGGCGGATCGGGATTCAAGTGGAAGGGGGAAGCCAGTGAGACTGCTTGACCGGCTCGACAAGGCGATCGGGCTTCCGGTCGAAGTCAAAGAGGAAGAAGGTACGAGCCGACTCTGGCCGGCCTACCGACCGAACTACAGCGATGGGCGCGTAGAGCGCCCGTCTGGGCTTGCTGGCATCTTCGCGGCCTACAAAGAGGATCCAGCCGTCTTCACTGCCATCGGGGCGCTGGCCTCGGCAATCGCAGACATCCCGTTTGTACTCATTGAGGCGGAGACAGATCGTACTAAGGGCCAGTTCCGCAGCGCCCGTGAGTTCTATCAAGCATCGCGGTCGAAGACGTATGCCGGGATCACGGAGAAGTGGGCGTCGATTGAAGGCGGGCGAGTCGTTAGACGACATCCGATCCTGACCATGCTGCAGAAGCCATCTCCGATTGCGCAACTCAGCGGCCACATGCTCAAAGCCGCCATCGTCGCATATATGGAACTCACTGGGATGGCGTACATCGAGAAGATCTACGACGCCGCAGACAATGAGAAGCTCGTAGGTCTCTGGCCGCTGATCGATCCTCTCAAGATGCAGGTCGTGGCCGGGAAACAGAAGCTCATCGATGGATATGTCTGGGTCGGCTCGACGGGCATGATCGTCTTCAAGCCTGAAGACATGATCTATATGCGGTCGTTCAATCCTGACAATGTGTTCTACGGCTACTCACCGACACAGGTTCTGAAAGTGATCATCGCAGCGGACCTGAAAGCCCTGACATGGAACTATGTGTTCTTCAACCACGGTGCAATCCCAGCGGGGATTCTGAAGTCTGACCAGCGGATCACAGATCCAGATGTTGCTGCGATATTGGATTCTTGGCGCGATGCCCACCAACATGAGGAAAATTGGCACCAACCCGCCGTACTTGGTCAAGGGATGTCGTATCAGGACATTGGTACGAAGCACAAGGACATGGATTTCAACAACCTGAGACGCTACTCGAAGGAAGAAATCCTTGGCGCCTACGGAGTACCCCCGATCGTGGCCGGCGACTACAAGGATGCGAACCGCGCTTCATCCGATGTGATGTATCGGCTGTTCTTTGAGGAAGGCGTACTCCCTAGGTGCGATCTCATTGAGGACATGCTCAACCTGTCCCTAATGGACGCGGGTAGCGGATTGCGTCTTGTCTTCGATCTTGGTGCAATCGAAGCACTCAAAGGGGATGTGCTGGAGATGGCAAAGGTCGAGGCTCGGGTCAAGGATACCTGGACGAAGAACGAGCGGCGTGTATTCCTCTGGAGCCTCCCCGTCATGGTGGACGACGAGAACAGGGGGAACGCGATCTGGGATCCAAAGGGTGAGAACATCATTGGTTACGCGCCGAATCCAAGCGAGGTTGTGGGGGGATCGAACGAATGAAGATGACGGCTGAGAAGATTGAGCGTGCGCGGGAGATGAGGGCGGAGGGATTGTCCTACGCGAAGATTGGAGAGGCGCTTGGAGTCGGCCATTCGACGATTCGATACCAGCTAGATCCAGCGTGCAAGGAATATCACACGGTCTATCGCGGCGAGCGCAAGGACGGGAAGAACGCTTACATGCGTGACTACTATGCTGCGAATAAGGACGCGATGAATGCCAAACATAGAACCTATGTTGCGGCACATGAGGAGGAGTTACAGGCGTATCGCGACGGGCGGAAGGAAGAGACGCGGGCGTACAACGCAAGGTATCACGAAGTCAATCGGGCGAGATTGAATGAGCGTTCGAGGCTCTGGAACGACGCGAACCGCGATAAAGCAGAGGCATGGCGCAAGGCGCATCGCCCTGAACTCGCGGCCAAGACGGCGGCTCGGCGGGCCTTAATCGCGGGAGCGACCCTAGGCAATCTGGCCGAGATCGCTGAGATTTATCGAAGAGCGAAAGAGGAGCCGAACATCCGGTGCTATCTATGCGGCAAGATGATTCCGCTAGGATCTCGGCATGTTGATCATGTATACCCCATCTCTGGGGGTGGAATGCACAGACCAGCGAACCTAGCAGTGGCGTGCAGTTCCTGTAACGTGAAGAAGCACGACAAGTTGCCAGAAGAGATAGGACTGTTGCTGTGATGGCAACACGGAAAACAGGGATAGGTGGTAAGAATGGCTAAGACGGCGCTTGTAGCAAGCGATTACCAAATTTACTGGGTTGCGAGTGACTGCACTACATGTATTGCAGGCATAACCGACGCAGGTCTGCTGGAAACCCTTGCTGGGTTTGAAGT